ACGTAGCCAGGAAGCACCTGGGCATGAGTGCTGCTGAGTGGGCCGAGGTCAGTAAGCGGATTAAGGAAAACCCCCCTGTGCAGCCCCAGGGGCAGGTGGTGCCCCAAGGCCGCGATCAGTTCGGCGCTCGAAGTGCTGGCGCGCGGTTGCCTAATGGGCAGCAGAAGCCTTCTGGCAGGGGGCGCGCAACTGAGGCTGCCCTAGCTGCGCTTGAGGCTGCGTTTGCCGAGGAGGATGAAGATGCCAGCTGAGTACTTGGCTTGCGTGCGCAAGCTGCAGGGTAAAGGCACGCCTCACAGGGAGGCGCAGAAGATCTGCTCCATAGCGTACTATAAGCGCCACGGCAAAACGCCGCAGCAGGCTGAGGAGGATCTCCCGGAGGATCCACTGCCCGAGGCTGAAATCTTCGGCGATCCTGGACATCTGATTGCGGAAGGAGCTAGTGACTTGACTACAGTTATGGAGTACATGAGTCCAGCCTATAGCGAGGTTGCCATCGTCGAGGACCTCACAGGAGTCCCTGTGGCTGAAGGAACGCGCGCCGGGGATGTGATCATGCGCATTCGAGGTACGGCCTTCATCGATAATGTAGTTAGCCAACGAGGCAAGGGCCGACTATATACTCCGAAGTTCAATGATGCCTGCATCCAGGCCACCGAACAGTTTCAGGCCATGGGCGGTGTGGTCTCTATATTCCAGCGTCATGGGCAGGCCATCGGTGGATACATGACGCTGGGCACAGGAGTGCCCTGTGGGAAGGTCACCAGGCTGTATCGTGATGGCAGTAGAGTGAAGTATGAGGCAGACATTGTCAATACGGCAGGTGGTAGGGATCAAGCAGTTCTCCTTCGTACCGGTACGATGCCTGGAACGAGTATCCGGATGCACCATTCTACCTCTAGACGCGTGAGTCATGGTGACTCTGAGGTGGAGGAGGTGTTGACAGGCTTTCTCAATGGCATCGATTTCGCTGACGAGCCAGGCATCGAGGGTGCCGGTGTTGAGGCTGTTTTCGAGGAACTGCATTCTGAGGAGGTACCAATGGCACTGGATTTGTCCAAGCTTACACTGGAGGATCTCCAAAAAGCACGTCCCGATTTGCTTCAGGAGTACGCCGCCTCGGTACTCGAGGCTCACCAGGGAGCTGCTAATGATGCAGCCGTTGCTGCATTGACCGAGGAGAAGACTGCCCTGTCCGCGCAGGTTCAGGCTCTCCAGACGCAGCTCGCTGACACGAAGTTCATGCTAGCCGTAGCTGAGGCCGCCCAGATCGGTGTAGGTCGCAAGATCTACGAGAAGCTGAAGGCTGACGTCGCTACTATCGAGGAGATCGCGGCCAAGCTACCCGCGATCCGGACAGCCGCCCTGGAAGAGTTCACTGCAGGTTCGGCGGCCGAAACCAAACCCAAGGGAGACGCGCATCCCAAGGCTCAGCCCGACGAGGACGAGGGTGAAGACGAGGACGAGGACGAGGCTGGAGCCCGCAGCGTTACCGAGGAGCAGTCCTTGATCCTCGGCCTGTTGCACTAGTTCGTGCATGCGAGTTGATCCAACTTAGCTCGGAGGTTATCATGGTACGTAAAGCAACACAGATAGGTGGCGGACCCGCCTTCGTCATTGAGGAGTCCGACACCTACGAGTCTTACCAGCAGAGCTTGCGGAACTACCGCGAGAAGCTGGTAACCAAGTGGGGATGGCTCCTCGAGGGCCGCAAGCGCGACCACCTGAAGCCGATCCCCGAGCATCTGTATCCGTCTATGGCCATGCTGTTCGAGAACCAGCAGGCTGTGAGCCGCGGATTGATCCACGAGGCCACGACTTCGACCGATCTGACGATGCCGAGCACGTTTGCTCTGCCGCTGATCCGCAAGATCTACCCGGAACTGTTCGCTCTCAGAATCGCTTCTATCCAGCCGCTGCCATTGAGCTCTGGAGGTACTGGCACTATCTTCTTCCAGGACTTTGTCCGAGAGGACGGTGGCAACACCAGCCTCACTACCGGCGACTCCGACTACGCAGTCGGTGCCGAGAACAGTGTGCCGAAGCGCATCAAGATGACAATTACCAGCGCGGCCATTACAACCACCAAGGACATCTTGGCGGCTACGTGGTCAACAGAAGTTGCCGAGGATGCACGCGGTACGCTAGGGCTCGACATCGAGAGCGAACTCATCACCAACGCAGCGAACGAGATCATTCGTGAGACCGACGAGCGCGTTCTCAGGGCGATCCTGGACAACGCCGCAGCTGGCAACACCGATTGGCACTATACGATGCCCGTCGGTGCAGTTTATCCGCCCAAGGATCACTACGAGAGCCTGTTTCATGCGTGCATCGATACCGAGAGTCTGATCTTCGCTGCTCGCTATCGTCGCGCGGACTACATTGTAGCAGGCCGCAACGTGGTCTCCTACTTGCGTAAGGCCGCGGACTTCAAGCCAGCCCCGCGCACGCAGCCCATGCCAGGCCAGCCCTTCGCTGTCGGTGTCGAGTTCATGGGCGAGTTGACTGGCAACTGGGACGTCTACCAGGCGCACTACTCGTGGATGGACAATATCGGTATCATGGGCGTATACCCGCGTTCGATGACGGACGCTGGCTACATTTACTGCCCATACATCCCGCTGTCGCCCATGCCGCTGGTGTACGCAGAGTTCAAGCCGTACAACGACGCCACTATGCCCGGTGCATACGTGAACACGGACAAGTGGAGCCGCAATATCCGCACGCGCCACGGACACCGTGCCGTCGTGCCCGAGTACTTCGGGACGGTCACGATTTCGGCCTAAGACACGGGGGACCAATGAGGGTAAGAAACCGTACAGCGAGGCCCTTGGTGTTGGGTAACGTTGGGGTTACTCTACCGCCGGCAGTTTGGGTAGAGAATGTGCCCCTACCCGATACCCTGGGCCTCTGGACGAATCGACAAGTCGAGGTGGATTGGGATGCCATGTCCCAGGACTGTCCTTGGCTAGAGGACGATGGGATGCACCTGATGTGGATGTCTCCGTTCAGCCTGGCAGACGGCTACGCTACTGCAGCTGAAGCTACGATGCATGCTCTCCATAATCTCGGCATAAAGCTTTGGGTCCGGCCTGTGTGGTTTGTTGTACCGCACGGGTTGGACCCTCTCACGCTGCAGCTACTCGCAGCACAGGCGCCCGAGTCCATGCCGAAAGTCGGTGTCTGCATGGCGACTCCCGGGGAGTTCGTCAAGCTGACGACGCCATACAGGATCGGGTGCACTATGTACGAGGCCGATGACCCGCTGCAAGTGCATCCCGAGTGGCGCAGAGACTGTGCGATGGTAGATGCTCTACTCGTGCCTAGCAGGTACTGTAAGCACGTGTTTAGTACCTTCGTTCATCGACCGATTAAGGTAGTACCTCTAGCTGTGAGTCTACTGTTTGCGCAGGGCGTACGTGCCCAGCACGATACATTCACAGTTATGTCCCATGGTACGCTCACGGCGCGCAAGTCCCCTCTGGAGCTTTTGAGGACTTTCCAGAGGGCCTTCCCGAGAGATCGGTTTCCTGATGCGCGACTGGTCCTCAAAACCCGGCTGGGGATTCTAGGCCTCGGTGAGAATCAGCTCCCCAGATTGAGCGACCCTCGCATCAGCATCGTGAACGAGGACTGGCTTGCACCGAGGCTGCTGCGAGCTTTCAACGAGGCGGACCTCTACGTCTATCCGAGCAAGGGTGAGGGATTCGGCATGACCCCGCGTGAAGCGATGCTTGCAGGGGTGCCGACGATCGTCGCCGACAATACCGGGATGAGCGACATAGTCAACGATGACTACAACTGGCATGTGCGTACGCATCACGCCGAGAGCAGCCCGCTAGGGGGCAATTGGTATGTCCCCGACTGGGATGAGCTAATAGAGTTGATGCGTTGGCACTATCACAATCGATATGATCCCTCCGTGCAGGTCAGGGCGCACAGAGGTAGCCTATGGATCCGAGCCCTACACAGTGGCGAAGCGGTCGCCAAGCGCTGGCTCAATGCTCTAGGCGGGCTACCTACGGATGAAGTTCTACGAGAGAGTGCCCAACCCCCTGTGCTAGCTGCGGATGTTGCCGAGGAGCATAAGCCGTTTCTCGATCTGGTCGGGGCTAAAGCTC